CAAGGAAGTTCTTATACTCACAGTGAAGCGGAAACTACGCTTCTAAATAACTACATAAAGCCTTGTTTAGCTTTTTACGTTAAGTATGAGGCTTTAAATGATATGCAGTATAACACAACGTCTGCAGGGGTTATGATAAACGAAGATGACTGGAGCGAGGCTGCTGACTCTCAAGAAATGAGTGTGTTAAAAGATGATACTTTAAGAAAGGCAAACATATTAAGAAAAGATATGATGCGTTGGATTTTAGATTCAGATAATGATGGAGTTTTTCCTAATTATGATAGTAGTGAAAATGATGTTCATTGGGATGGTCATAATGTTACAAGATTAGGTGGGATTTTAGCTTATGGGAATAGAGTGAATAGACATAAGAACAATAAAGACTACATGAAAAATGAACGATACAATCGCTAAAATAAAAGATACAATAGAGATTAGCGCTGTAAATGGTGGAGCTGTAATTGTTTCAACCATGAGTCAAGTAGAACAAGGATTAAGAATACTTTCTTTATCAATAGCAATAATTTACACTGCTTGTAGATTATTTAATTTGTGGAAGAATAGAAATAAAAATTAATAAACATGCCTACTAGCGATTATAATATTCAGGCTGCTGTATACAAGTCAAAGTTTGATGCAATGAACAGGGCTCCTGCAGTGGCTTTAGTTCCTGAAAATGAAGAATATAATAGAGATGAACTTTTTCACTTTATAGAGCTTTATTTTAAGTCAGGAGTAAAAGGTAATATTACTGCTGAAAATATTAGAGCAGCACTGCATACTATAGTTAAGTCTTCTTTAAATAAAAAGGACGACGAAAGACAAGGTGTTTTAATAAACAAGTCTTTTCTTGTTAGTGCAGGTGCAGCAGATAGATGGTACTACGGAAACTTTAGTTATGGTTGGGATTATTTTAGTTGGAGCACATACATTACTAATGCAACTTTAGATACATATTCAAATCTACCAAGTATATTTGGTTCTTACTCCCACTTAGGGGTTGATGTACCTTTCCCTTTATATAATTTTACAATAAAAGGAACGGTAGCAAATACAAACGGAACAGGAATTGTAGATATGGTTTTTTACTACACAGATACAGATGACACGAGTCTTTATCTTCAAAATGTAACACATATAGCTACAATACAGGTTGACTGTACTGTTACGCAAACAGCTGTTTCTTTTTCTCATACAGTTAATCCTTTGGTTGTTATACCTCAAGGTAAAAAAATATTTGCATTTATTAGAAACACGGGTTATGATGCTAATGAAAGGTTAAGAATGACTATGTTGTATCAATATACAAGCAAAGTTTCTTCAGCATCATCATACGTTTTAACAAGATAATATTATGGCTAAAAAGAAAGACCCTAGATTAGAAAGAGCTGGTGTATCAGGTTATAATAAACCTA